CGGAAGAACGCTTCTTCAGGATGGCTGTAAACAACCTTTCTCACCATTACGCTGCCAAAATTGGCGGCTTAGATCTTCTCACAGAAGAAGAAATACTCAATGGTAAACCCACTGAAGATATTCCCCCTATGGAATTTAATTCATCATCAGGTCCTCTCTTGAATCGTGCCTTCCGTGTTCACACAAAGAAGGAACTTTTTGATAGATCCGTTCCTGGAAAAACAAAATTTGCTACAACTAGGCCAGCACTCTTTACGAAAACTCTGATGAGAGATCAGTGGCTGGCTTATAAGAAAGGGCAAATTTTGTTTTCCCCGAACTCCGACAAATTGAAGTCCGAAGCATTGCCAATAGAAAAATGTTGGAAGGCTCGTGTCTATTCTGTGTGCTCTGTGGAATCAACTTGCAATCAGCGTAGAGTTATCGCGCCTATACAGGCCGCTTTTCAGTCTATGCGTTTCCATGAACCTCACAAAGTAGGCATAAACCCTCTTACAGATTATCACCAGTTGTACCAATATCATGCAAACGTTGGTCTGATGGGCTTTGATGCAGATGGTTCTTCTTTCGATAGGAGATTACCTTCATGGCTCCTTTATGGAGTGGCAAAGATCTTCAGCTCTATCTTGGCCTTCAACAAGCCAAAAGAAGAAGCTGATGAACTGCATAAAGCCGTTCATACCATGTTTTCAGATATTATCTTTTCTTTTCATTTAGCAGAGAATTTGCTTTACAGAACAGGTGCTGGAATTGCCTCAGGAATCTGGGGCACATCCCTTATTGATGCTGTTGCTATGGAATTGATGTTTTATACTTGGTATATTTCTGTTATGGATGGCAGAGGCGAGTTAAAGAAAACAACTGTAGCTCGTTTCCGAGAAAATGTTGCTCTTTCCCTGTTTGGTGATGATCTTTTGGCCACATTTAACTCAGAAGTCTTGTTTCTAACCTTAAAACTCTTCATCCAATATACGATGAAGACGTTTGGAGTAGGTATTACACCAGGAAACAAGTCTGAAGAACTATATGACCATTGGCACATACTCAAACTGGGCTTCCTTTCCCGGTCTTTTATTCCCCTTCCGTTTCACCCTTCAATTATGACAGGCAAACTGAAAATAGAATCCATCTCTGGTTGCCTATACGGCAGCAAAGACGTTACATCAGTTAACATGCGACAATGTCTGGAGCAG